TGACATAGCCGCTCCTGATGCAACTCACGAATTGGAAAATGGCACATTGGTAACTACGGTTGCTGGTCTTGTTACCGAAATCGTAGAACCTGAAGTTGAAGTTGAAGTTGAAGCCGAAGAGTTTGCAACCGTGTCTGCATTCAACGAAGTTGTTGCCAAGATGGAAACTGCCATTGCTGAATTGACTGCCAAAGTTGCAACATTGACTGCATCAAACAACACACACAAAGAAGCAATGAGCAAAGCAATTGACTTGATTGAGAAAGTTGCTGACTTACCTTCAGACGAACCAACCAAAGTACCAGTATCTTCAAAGAAAAACGACAAATTTGAAGCATTATTGAAATTCAAAAACGCACTAAACAAATAAAAAAATGGCATTCAACGTCTCCGCCCTAAACAACTACACCAACGAGCAGTCAACTGATCTATTGGTGAAAGCATTGTTCAGCAGCAAAACTGCTGCGACTATGTACGCTGCTAACCAAGTACAAGTTGGTGTTAAGTCATCAGCTTCCTTGAACATCCTTGCTTCTACTGTATTCTTCCAAGCCGATGGTTGTGGATACAATCCAAGTGGAACAACTACCTTCACACAAAGAAACATCACCGTTGGTGCTGTGAAAGTTGAAGAAACTCTTTGCCCTAAAACTTTGGAAGCAAAGTGGATGCAAACACAAATTATGCCTGGTTCACCAACAATGGTTCCTTTTGAGGAGCAGATTGGTAACGAGAAAGCAGCCGTGATTGCACAAACTTTGGAAACTGCAATTTGGCAAGGTGACACCGCAAGTGGTAACCCTAACTTGAGCCGTTTTGATGGATTCAGCAAAATCATTGCTGCTGCATCTCCAACATTGGCAAACTCTGCACCAACCACTTTTGCTTCTATCACATCTGCAAACATTGATGACATCTTGGATCAAATCTACGCAAACATCCCTGCTGCCGTTGCAACCAAAACTGACTTAGTTTGTTTCTTGGGTGTTGACGCTTACAAGTTGATGTTGGTAAACTTGAAGAACGCCAACTTGTTCCATTATGTTTCTGATGCTGCAACTGAAATGACAATGGTTTATCCTGGTACCAATATGACCTTGATTGCCGTTGGTGGCTTGAACGGAACAAACAAATTGTTCGCAGGTTCATTGTCTAACTTCTTCTTGGGAACTGACCTTGCAAACGAAGAAGAAGAAGTGAAAATGTGGTACTCTTTGGACAACGATGAAGTTCGTGTTCGTTTCACTTTCGCTTACGGTGTGCAAGTTGCATTCCCAGCTGAAATCGTTTATTTCACCCTTTAATCTGATATAGGATGCCTTGTTTATTAACATCAGGATTCACTCTCGACTGCAAAGAAGCAATCGGGGGTATCAAAAGCATCCACCTAATCAGTTGGACTGCATCAAAGTTTACCGTTGTTAGTGGTGTAGTAACTGCAACAACTGTGGTGAGCGGTGATGTATACACTTACGAGCTACCGAAAGCAACCGGATCAATGACAAACACCACAAATGTTTCAATTGAAAACGGCACATCTTTCAACCAAGCCGACATTGCGTTCAAACTTCGCAGATTGTCAACAACCAAGCGTAATGAGATGAAACTCCTTGCACAAGGTCGTTGCTATGCAATCGTGAAAACGAACAATGACGAGTATTGGTTAGCTGGTAAGGACTTGGGTTGTGATGTGACTGCAATGGTCAGCAACACGGGTACCGCAATGGGTGATTCAACTGGATATGAGGTGACTCTATCTGCAATCGAAGCCGAAGCACCTTGCATCTTGCAAGGTTCGGTGGTAACTACATTAGGAATTTAAGTACGCTTGATTCATAGAGAGAAGGGGTGGGCATTTGCTCACCCTTTTTTGTTACATAAAACCGAAGTCGCTATTTTGTATAGATGCTGACAATTAATAAACTGCAAACGAAATTTTGGTATTTGACTTTGACGGAGAAAGCAAGTGCAGCATCGTATGTGTTTACCTTCACTCACCGACAAACCGAAACCGTGTTGACAACAACTTTGACCGATGTATCAGCATTCACGGAACGATACAACAAATTCCAATTCATTGAAGGAACAACGGGAACACTCCTGGAAGGCGAACACGAATACAGTGTTTCTACCAGTGGCAACGTACTTTGTGAAATCGGAATCTTAAAAGTAGAAACAACATCAAGCGTTACACAATACACTCCAACTTTAATAGAAAAAATCCATACAATATGAGCAACTCAACAAGCATCATTGCCGGTGGCAATGGTTTCAAGTATCACGGAACTGGCACTGTAACCGCAGTCGGTTATTCAGCACTTGTCGTTCAAGAGAACACCGTGTTCACATCGTTCTCGGTTGACGGCACAAATGTTTTGTCAACTCGTGGAATGACTTCGGTGACTTTTCAGCAAGGTGCATATCTACCAGCGGGTGGAGCATCAGCAATCACGGGGTTCGTAATTTCATCAGGTTCTGTAATCGGATATTGATATGCCACGCATAGGTGTAGGTCTTGGACTTGGCTTGTATGGAGGTGGTGCAGGTTTTGATGCTGACTATCAAGCAGTTTTAAACTATGCTACAACGCAAGGTTACACCCTACCAAGTGCGGGGCAACAAGTCAAACAAAACAAACTATTGCTTGATTTGAAAACTGCGGGTATATGGAACAAATTGGATTCCTTTCGTGTTTACGCAACAAATGGCAGTAGTAGTTATGCCTTGATTGATTGGAAAAGATTGGTGTTGTGTACCGCAGTAAATTCCCCGACTTTTACAACAAATGTGGGGTATAAAGGCGACGGCACAAGTTCTTATATCAATTCAAATTTTACACCATCTACAAACGGCGTAAATTACTCTTTAGATAGTGCATCTATTTTTGCCTATGTTAGTTCGGTTAGAACATCGGGACAAATCCAAGCCTATCAAGGTTTGTTTTTTGGGGCTTCTTGGATTCTGTTGTCAGCGGGAACCAATGCTATTGGTGAAAGTTATGTTAATTCTGTATCGGGAGTTAGTAATGGCACAACGGGTGTTGGATTTCAGTTAGTAAATAGAACAAATTCAACTACATTAAATGTGTACTATCAAGGTGCTTTGCAAAATACTAATAGTTCATCTGCTTCAGTATCATTGCCAACGGGTACAATATGGGATTTTGCAGCCAATAATAATTCAACGGGTACATTCTTTGCCGATGTTGGTAGTGCAATTGTGGGCTATGGTGCTAATTTAACCGCTGAACAAAGCGATTTTAACAACGCAGTAAATGCTTATATGACAAGTATATGATAGTTTTACACCCAACAAACGAACAATACACCGCATTAAATGGGTATCAATACCAATCTAGTGAATTGCTTTTTGTTAAAGACGGAAGCGATAGATGGATAGTTGGTTTGCAAGTTTTGGACGACCCTAATTTTGCAGAGATTCACGACCAACTGGAACTACTTGAACGAATTGAATACACATCACCACCATCACCACCATTTCCACCGACTAAATAATGAAACACCTTCATAATGATACAACCGCAGCGATTGCAACCGCTATTTCAACGAGTTCGGCAGTCATCACTTTTACGCAAACTTGGCAGCCAGTTCTTACTTTTAGCGTGGGCATTATTGGTGTTGTATCGGGCATTTTGGCGGTTATTTACTACCACAAGAAAATCAAGAGGATAGATGGCAAAGGTTAAGATCAAAGGGTACTTTCAACCAACACCGAAAAGATTCCGTGTGCTTGGAGATTCCATCGCTGCGGGATCGTTGTTTGTTGCTGGGTTAAACATTGACCATCCACAATTGATGCTTATCATTGGAATATGTGGTGGACTTGGAAAGTTTGTGACCAATTTCTTCACCGATGAAGCAAGTTAAATTCAACGGTTACTACCAAGAAGAGTCACCGAAATCGCAAATCTATCTGCATCACACCGCTGGTGGTGGTGACGGAGTTGCAACCTTCAAGTATTGGGATGCCGATCCAGTAAACATCGCAACCTGTGTTGCAATAAGTCGGTCAGGTGAAATCGTGCAAGGGTTCTCATCAAAACATTGGGCGTATCACTTAGGACTCAAAACATCGCATTTTCAAGGAGTGCCATTTCAAAAACTTGACAAGACATCCATCGGGATTGAGATTTGTAATTGGGGATACCTGGTTGAGAAGAACGGCAAGTTCATCAATTATGTTGGCAAAGAAGTCAAAGATGTTTGCAAACTTGACAAGCCATACAAGGGATTTATCTATTTTGAGAACTACACCAAAGAGCAAATTGCATCGGTCAAAGAATTGTTGTTGTTGTGGCGTGAGAAGTACGGCATTGACTTGACATATCACGAGGACATTTGGGCGGTGACAAAACGAGCATTGTCAGGCAAGAACGGAGTGTTCACACACAACTCGGTGAGAGCTGATAAAATTGATGTTTATCCGCATCCCGATTTGATTAGTATGTTGCAATCACTTTAAGTTGCTATTTACTCACAATGATCTTCCAAAGAATCAACTTTCACGACAATGTCCTTCCAGTTTTCAAGGAAAACAAGGCGAAAGGATATGTGACTTTTGGTGCTGACAACTTATATCCCGATTTCCTGATTGAGTTATTCAACAAGTCACCCAAACACAATGCCATCGTTTCATCCAAAGCATCGTATGTTGCTGGAGTTGGGACAAAGGTGATTGGACAAAACACCGTTGACATTGCAAAGGCAGAAGCCAAAATTCAAAACATAAACGCATACGAATCACTTGACCAAGTCAAAGCGAAAATCTGCTATGATTTAGAGTTGTTTAACGGGTTTGCACTTGAGGTCATTTGGAACAAAGCAAAGACGGCAATTGCTGAAATTTATCACTTACCATTCAACAACATCCGCAAAGGATTAGAAGGTGACTATGTGTATTGCACGGATTGGACTGACCGAAAGGCAGAACAAATCCATTATCAGCCATTCAACGCAACCACAAGAGAATCAAAGTCACTTTATTATTGCCAATTCTACCGCCCCGGTCAAGGTGAATATCCTTTGCCTGATTACATTGGTGCATTGAAGTACATTGAAGTGGACACCGAGATTTCAAATTACTATTTGAATTCTATCAAGAACGGATTCACCGCACAAACTCACATCCAGTTATTCAAGGGAATCCCAACACCTGAAGAAGCTCGTGCAACTGCAAGACGATTCAAGGAGAATTATCAAGGCACAGACAATGCCGGTGGGTTAATCATCCAATACAACGATCCACAAGAAAAAGAATCGGTGATCAGCAATTTGCAACCATCGGACTTTGACAAGCAATTTGATTTGTTGAATAAGACCGTACAACAAGAGATATTTGTTGCACACAAGGTTAACTCACCAATGTTGTTTGGAGTGCGTGTGGAAGGTCAATTGGGTGGTCGTAGCGAGATGATTGAAGCGTATGAGATGTTCCAACAATCATACATTGAGCCAAGACAACAAAAGGTTGACAATTCACTTACATACTTATTTGAGTTCATCTCTCCAGTACGTTTGGAAACCATCAATAAACCACCAATCGGAGTTGATTATGTTGCCTTGTTTACTGCTGGACTATTAACGCAAAACGAAGCACGGAAGGAATTGGGATTTGAAGAGATACAAAAAGCACCGGTACAAATGTCTGCGGAGAATCCTTTTGGTTGGGATGATGAGCGTGACTTGGCGGTCTTTATGAAGTACGGTGAACCAGCGGAGAACTTTGAACCTATGACATTTGAGTTTGCATCTGCGATTGAATCAGCCATCTTGAATGTGTTGAAGGAAAACAAAGGTTTACAAGTTGGCGATATCGTGAACATCACGAAACTTGATCCACAAGTCGTGGTTGATACCATTGCAAAATTGAACGATGCCAAGTTAATCAAAGGATACAACGAAGGTCTTGAAGTGACGACAAAGGGATTGGATGAAATCAGTCAGTTAAAAACTGAAATTGTGGTTCGTTACAAATACGCATTAGCACCAGGAATAACAGGTGGAATGATTATACCGGGTTCACGGGATTTCTGCCGTCAAATAGACCGCTTAAATCGTGTTTATTCTCGTGCCGATATTGATGCAATGTCTGCTCAAAGTGAAACGGGAATTGATGTTTGGTCAAGACGAGGTGGTTGGTATCACGATCCCGTAAGAGATGTGAATGTCCCACAATGCCGACATATTTGGCAACAACAATTATTAAGGAGGTTGAAATAATGACAAACTTTGTATATTTCATATCAACAACCTATTTGAAGGACAACACACCTTTAAACGAGAATGTTGACGATAAGTTGCTGAAGTCAGCAATCAAAGAAGCACAAGAGATTTATGTGAGGGATGTGATTGGTTCAGGCATTTACAACCAGTTGCAAGTACAGGCATTCGCTGGAACTTTGACTCAGTTAAACACCACACTTTTGGATTCATACATCGCACCTTGTTTGAAGTACTACACTTTGACTGAGGCAATGTTGCCAATGACATTCAAGTTGATGAACAAGTCGGTTGCATCTCGTGAATCTGACAATGCTCGTGCCGTATCCGTTGAGGAGATGACATTGATTGAAGGCAGATATAGGGACAAAGCGGAATACTATGCAAATAGATTGCGTGATTATTTGCGTACCAACACAAATGACTTCCCGTTGTTCTTGAATCCCGGCAACACGATTGACACCATCAAACCGAAATCAACTGCATTCAGCGGAGGAATTTATTTACCACTACGATATGACGATTGTTTCTTCAACTACGACTTCCCCCACGAGGACAAATAAGTGGCAAAAAAACAACGAAGCCAAACTTCTGAAATTCCTAAAAAATGACATTAAACCAAATAATCAAAAAGATTCAGACCGCAGCGGAAAGCCATAAAATGGTCGGGAAGTTTGGTGTAGGTCAGCAATCAAATTTGACGGTTGAGAATGTTGAGTTCTATCCTTTGGTGTGGTTGTATCCTGATGGATTCAATCTTCAGTCAGCCGGGAAGTTGATGACTTACAATTTTGCTTTGATTGTGATGGATCGGGTCTTTGAATCCGAGAGCAACGTAATTGAAGTTTTGTCGGATACTGCACAAATTATGTCAGACATATTTGCGTTGGTAGAAACCAACACCGAAACCGATGGTGACTTTGAATTAAGCATCAACGGAAACGCATCACCATTCTATGATTCAAAAACTGATATATTGGCTGGATATGCAATCAACTTCCAAGTTCTCACTCCTTATCTCAGCAATAGTTGCGTTGTACCTATTTAGTGTTGTGTGGTCAATGTTCAATTTTGACGAACATCCAAAACCACAACCACTATTGAAGGTAGAAATGCACGAAAGGATTGTTGTGCAAGAAAAAATCAAACGAAGCGTTTTAATCAAATATCTCCATCACTTGGATACAATCTACCTTGACACATTCAAAAGTTCTTCAGAAGGTCTGAAACAAGCAATTGAGATACATCGTACACTTGATTCGTTATGAGCAAAACACTTAAACAAGATATTGTAAAAAGTTACATTGTACAATTCCCTAAATTGCCAAATCGTACTTTGGCATCAATGATATTTACGAGGGAAGAAGGATTGTTTGCTGATGTTGAAAAAGCAAGGGGGGCGATTAGATATTACAAGGGTGCGAGTGGAGAAACAAGTGCAAAATATGCAATGAATCAAAATCACATAGATAAGCCATCGCATTCTTCAATCAAAGAAGGATTGGCAAAACTGAATATCCTTTCACGAGCAGAGGATATGATTCCCGTTGTTTTAGGACAAGGAAAGTATTTGATTTTATCGGACATTCACCTTCCGTTTCACGATGAAGAAGCTTTGACCGCTGCACTAAATTATGGGGCAAACAATGTACCTGATTGCATCATCTTAAATGGTGACATTCTTGATTGCTATGATGTAAGCAGATTTTCAAAAGAAATTCGCAGACCAAAGATCTCTGAGGAATTGGAAATGGGAAGAAACTTTTTCAAGTATTTGCGTGAGTTGTTTCCAACACAACCAATTTACTACAAAATTGGCAACCACGAGGAAAGAATGAGAGCTTACATCTTGAGGAATGCTCGTGAACTTGCCGACCTAAACGATATTAGTTTGGAATCTTTGTTGCATTTGCAGACATACAATATCATTCCAGTCAATCGGGAAATGATAAAACTTGGGAAGTTGACGGTGTTGCACGGACACGAACTTGGGGAATCAGTATTCTCACCCGTTAACCCAGCACGAGGATTCTTCTTGAAAGCAAAGGCATCAACAATTGTAGGTCACTATCACCAGGTCTCGCATCACTCGGAAAACAATCTTCACGGTGAGCAAGTTGGTGTGTGGTCAATGGGTTCGCTTTGTAACTTGTCACCTGAATATCGCCCGTATGCTTACACTAAATGGTCAAACGGATTTGCCTATGTAACCGTGAACGATGATTTATCATTTCACGTTGACAACTTCAAAATTATCAATGGTCAAATCTTATAAGTTAAAAAAACGCAA